TACCAAGTTGTTCCCTTTTCCCCTTTTATTTGGGTTTCTTTAAATTTTCCGTAAGCCATACTACCTTTTTATTTATCTATAAGATTTTCTTCTTTTCGCTCTATCAAATACAATCAATAAATCATCACCTGTTATTCTTACGTCGGGGATTGTTGTTCCACCACCAAAAGCCCCATTAGGAATAATTGTTCCTGCTGTATTTCCTGGATTAAATAATTCAGGTCCATTCTCACCCACTAAACTAAGTTGATTTGTAGGTGGTTGACCTCCATTAGCAAACCCTAGCCCACTAAACATATCACCACCCATAGCTAAGTTTTTAAAGTTCCCCATAAAACTAGCTCCACCTGCTGCTGCACCAGGCATAATTATACTAAGTAGAGCTGCAAGTACAGCAGTTTTCAATATCATTTTTCCGATTCCTACTAGAAAATCTTTCACAAAATTACCAAACTTATCACCAAAAGATAAAACCCTTTCTTGCATTTCTTCAACACCATCAACCATCACCGTAACGGTTTCAGTTTGCTTGTCAAATAAATTAGAAAACCCTGATGAAAAAGACTCCATTAAACCACCCCAAAACTCATTAGTTCGATCCTCCATTGCTTTAATAGCAGCAAAGTATTCCTTTACATAGTTTGATAAAGTACCCCCCTCCATCCAAGAGAAACCAGGTGGTACATCATCTTCACCACCACCAGGAATAACAGGGTCAACAGGAGGGCTAATAGTAGGGCTAAATATATCAAATGCTGCTGAACCTGTTTCTTTTAATTCCTTCTTTAGATTAAATACTTCTGAAGCAGTAGCACTCATCACATTTTCTGCTTCCTGAACACCCTCAATTAATGTTTGTAATTCTTCACGTAAATCAGTAGAAACCTCTATTTGATCCCCAAAAGCATTTGTTAGTTTTGCAGTTTCAGTAAACCCTGAAGCACCACCATACATACCACCTCCAGGTGTTGTAATCACCCCAGATTTTATATCACTTTGTAGCTTTATTAAATTTTCAGAAACTGACCATTCGTCATTTAATGAAATATTATATTTATCTTTTAGTTCTAATAATTTTTTTGTTGCATTTGTTTCTTTTTTATCTAAATTACTTTGAGCTTGTTTTTGTTTACTTAAAGCGTTGTAGACTCTTTCTTCCTCTAGTTGTAATTGTATCTTTTTAAAGTAACCTTTATTAACATCATCTAATGCTGTTTTTAATTGTTCATTTGTTGTTTTTTCATCATCTAAATTAGAAATAAAATCAGGGTGAAGTGTCTTTAATTCATTTAATAATCTTTTTCTTGTTTCAAGACTATCGTTAGCTCCTAATATTCTTGTAACTAATATATTTAATGATTCTTGTTCTGATTTTAAGGGAGATTTTGTTTTTTTAGATGAAACTGCAAGAGCTGTAAAAGCTGCTGCTAATGCTACTATTCCTATAGTTAAAGGGTTTACAAGTGCTATTAAAGCCCCTAATCCAATTAGTATAGGACCAACTGCTGCCATAATACCACCGAAAGTAAGTATCATTTTTTTAGTTCCATCATCCAATTCACCAAAATTAGATGCTAAACTAGTTACTTTATCAATAATAGGTGTAATAGCATCAGCAATTAAAGCCCCCATTTCTATTTTCATTCCTTCAATAGCAGATTGCATCTTTTTTATCCTAGCGAAGGTTGTTTTACCCATCGCATCTGCCATTTTTTTAAGTCTACCCGTATTTGTTTTATACTCTTTAGTTAGTTCAGCTACCTTATCTTTATTTTTAGCTAAGATAAGTAATTGGTTAGCCGAGGTTACACCTGCTAATCTCATAGCCTTCTGTAAACCCATCTCACCTTGAGTAGCTAAATCTAAAACCTCCGTGAAGTTTCGACCCTCTTGGTCTAGTTTCATAAATATCTTACGAAGCCCTGTACCTGCTTTAGATGCTTTAATACCGTTATCCATTAAGACACCCATCATAGCAGACAATCTCTCTAAATCTACTCCTACAGCGTTAGCAGAAGCTCCTGCGTGACCGAAAGCTGTAGCAAATGTGCTAAGTTGAATTGATGAATTGGCTGCTGCTGAAGCTAAAGTATTAGATACCCTAGCAGCTTGGGTTGATTCTAATCCAAAAGCATTAATAGATGTAGATACGGTTTCTGCTGCAAGAGATAAATCTTCACCAGTTGCTAAAGCAAGGTCTAATATGGATTGCTCCATATTTTTAATTTGAGTAGGATCAAAACCTTTTCGACCTAAAACTAATTGTAAATCTGATACTTGTGAGGCTGTATATTGTGTTGTTGCTCCGAGTCGTTTAGCCTCAGATGTAAGCATCTTAAACTCCTCAACCGTAGCCCCTGTTACAGTATTAACCTTCATCATACTATTCTCAAAATTAGAGAACGTATCGAAAGCAGCTTTACCCATAGCAACTAAAGGAGCTGTAACACCAAAAGACATCATCGAACCTAGTCGGGCTGATTTTGAAGCAAACGATGCTAAAGATTTATTTGCTTTACCAAGACCTGATTCTAAGCCTTTGATATTAGCTGCTACAATTATCGATATAGTCTTTAATCCACCCATTATTCAATCTTTATTTTCTTTGGTTCTATTAGTTTATATCTTTTTAAGACTTCTTGAATTTCCTCTTTACTAGCAACGTCTTTTTTAACTTTATTTTTACTATCCCAAGGGAAAGGCATTAACTCTTTTGGTTTAACCTTGTGCTTAGAGTGTGGTACGATGGCTGCGTGAACAATCATTCTAGTTTGTTCCCAATTATTCTGAGATAATTGTTCATTGTATTTTTTGAACCCTATAAGTTTATTGTTAAAGGAACGTGGAGTGTAATCATATAAATTTTCATCTGATAACCCCAACATTCCTAAACCAATTTCTTCTAACTTATCCCAATCGATTTCACCTGTATCTTTATCTATAATTTCCTTTCCCTCTTCTACTTTCCCTTTTTCTGAGGTTGGTCTAATTGGAACGCTTCAAAGATTTCATTTATTTTACCGAAATCTTCATTGTCTATCCATTGTTCAATATCTCGAACTTTGTATTTAAACTCTTCTCCGTTCTTCTTAGCACCGTATTTTAGACCGTAGTAAGCGATAATACCAACGTGGTCTATCTCTGTTCCTAACTGATCCATTTCGTTTAACTTTAATTTACAATCGTTACAGATGTCTTTTAAAGCTAAATAGCTAAATCTAATAGGTCGTTTTTGACCGCCTATTTCTACCTTTTTCATAATCTACCTTTTTTTTAATTGTTACTAATTGATTTATAAAACTTTCTTTAGTGATATTGAACTTAGCCAAATTGTTGTAGCCCCTGATACTCGTTGTATTGTTAGTTGGGTAGTGTCAGGTTTTAACAAAGCAGTATAAGTACCTGTTGTAGTAGCTTTCAATAATACTACATCTGTAGATTCCCATCCATCCAAAACAGATATTGCTCCTGCCGTGCTTGTACTTGCAGTAAAAGTTAATAAATAATAATCTCCCACTACCATTAAACCTGAACGATAAATACTTGTATCATCGCCTGTGGTAATAATCTTACCATAACCACTTTCTACAACACTACTAGCACCTGCTGCTGCATCATTTACACTCCACCAAGCTCCTGTATCTACTCCTACTGTACCTAAATCAAAGGTAGTGTCACCAATAAGTTCAGGACCAAGTCCATTCGGATAGATTTGACCTGTACCTGTGAAACTAGCCGAACAAGTTAAATTATCTTCGACTCCTGCATCAAAACTTACCGATGATACAAGTGCGTTACCTTGCCAATGTGTAATATCGGTAGGGTCTTGATAATCGGTTGCTTCAGGTGTTGTTTCTATTTGCCAAAAGCAAGTGTAAATAGAATCTGATGATTGAGCATTAGCTACACCTGGATATAGATTAAATATAAATGATGAATCACCATTTGTAATATGTATAGGCAAAGTTAAAGATATAGCTACCCTAGTCCAAGTAGAGGTACTTAATCCTGTCACTTTCCTCGAATTTAAACTACCTATAGCCTCTATAGTACCTTGTCCTGATATTATTTCATCTGAATAACCTATATCTTGGGTTACTGCGTAAGCATCTTCCGATGGTGTACTCATCATTATCCAACTAGCACTTGTCGTACTTCCACTACCTTTAACCCAAAAAGACCAAGTAATTTTTTTATCTTCTAATCTAGTAGCATCAATAGTGTATGAAAGCCTATCCCAATTAGTAGTTGTGCTTGTAATTTGACTAGCAAAGTTTGTTCCGTTTTCGTCAAGTTGTAAATTACTTTGTGTTACACTTGATATACCAAACCCATCAACCCCACTTTGAGTAAGGTTAGTGCGAATAATATTTCTAATCCTATCAGAGAAACTTAAATCGACTATACTTCTTGCTTGTAGTTTATCGAAAAAATCAGTACCATCTAAAGGTGTATCAGGATTTATTGATTGTAATATATCAGTAGATACCTCAAAAGACTTTAAACCTGCCAAAGACTCAGACCATCCGTCTGAATCCTTGTTGGTTATATCTCTTAAATCCATATTCGTGCTAAACGAAGCTGATGTACTATAAGCTACAGGGTCAAATATTGCACTTGAACCAGGGGTAACTATTTCTATGTTAACAGCGTTTTCGTTAAGAGTTGCTGTGCCATCTACAATAGATAGTGTAGGTACTAAACCAACTGCACCATTCGTGAAATCTCTATAGGTATAGTCACCATCTGTTTGGTCTGAACCTGAAGAATCAACATAATCATACGTTGCAGATGTAAGTACAGCAGTTATAGCCGCTAAAACAGTAGCACCTGTATTGGTACTAGCTGCTGTAGATATATCATCATAAATAACACCCGCATCATTAGTAATGTTGTTTATTTTAACAGTACCAGTAGTTCCACCATCAGGAACAGTTATAGGATCAGTAGTTAATACCCTAATCCTAGTAACCTGTGCTGCTGCCGCACTCGTCTTAGCATAAACCAATAAATCCGAAGCGTTTTTAATTGCCATAATTAATGGATTTAAAAGTTAATATTATGCGTTAATGTCTAGTTCTCCAGTTCCTGTTAAAGAGATTGAATAAGTTGCGTTTTCTTCTACACCTGCATCTATAGAGATTGAAGTGATAAGTGCTGTACCATCATAAACCATACCTGAAACACCAAATGTACATTGTACAGCCGCTCCTGCAAATAATGTATCAGTTAATTCAAGTATATCTGCTCCTGTAGCACCTGATACTTCAACGAAAGCATCACCACTCATTTCCCAAGATTTAAGACCACCTAAGTTGTCTTGCCATCCATTTGAAGATTTTGTTGTAGAGTCACGAAGATCCATATTCATAGATATTGAAGCTGAAGTACAATGAGCTACTGCTTCTAACGTACCACCATCAGGTGTTATACTTAAAACTACGTTTGTTGCGTTTTGAATTGCCATAATTCCTTTTTATTTTAGTTTTTAATAATTAAACAGTTAAAATTTATGTTTTTGTAGAACTTTTCGGGTAATTTATAATATTCGTCATCTAAGTCCGTAAACCTAAATTTAGCAATATAATCTACACCATCCTCGGTATATTCTACCTCGAACAAGTCTAAAGCTTCTACAACTGCTTTAGCTTGATTATATGTTGTTGAATAGCTATCTGCAAAACAAGCAATCCGTATTGATACATCACACGAGTTAAGTGAGCCACCTTTAGATAGAAAATTTGAAACATTAGCTATCTCAAATGTTGTGCAAGGGTAAGCCACTCCTTGTGGTATGATTACAGGAAAAACCTTATCACTACCATTAGCAGAAGTAAAGGCTGCTGTAGCCTCTAATCTTGTAACTATCTCTTTTCCTATTACTGCAAACATCTAAAATCCTGCTTGTTTAATCATTCTATCCACTAATTTATCTAAATCTTTTTCAGCTTGTAAATAGATTTGTGTTTCCATTTTTGTCGCTGTAGCCTTGAACACATCAGGTCTAGGCTTTTGTATTGCGTTACCTTTAATCTGCATAGCAGCTAAATTGTAACTATCTTTTCCTTTTACTTTTATAGGTGAGGTTCTACGTTTAATAGGACCAACGTATAATCCTGGCTCTCTTGATTTACGAGCTGTGATTATACCTATTGTTTTCCAAGTAGGTTTTCTACCACTTCGTCTTTTGTAATCACTATTACTATTAAACTCAGCCTTATAAGCATTTTGAATACCTCTAGCTAACATATTTGCAGCAGGTCTAAGGGCTTTATTGATAAGAGTGCGAGATTCTTTAGCTGTTTTACCTAGTCTTTTCAAACTACGTTGAACATCTTGAACACCTCTTACTACTATCTTTTGCTGCTTAGCCATAACTCTATACTGGTGAAGCTGTTGGTAAATCTTGCTTTACGAAAACCTCAATAAATTCTTTTCTAGGGTCTATAACGAAACCTAGTATTTCATAAGTGTCACTTGTTTCTACCTCTTCAATGATCCAATTAGCTTTAATGCCTTTTGTTTCACTTGAATATCTTATAGTGTAAACAAACCTACCATAAGATTGTAATTCTTTTCCTTCAAACTTTTCTTCGATGTCCCTAAGAGTCTTTACATTCTTATTAGCCCAAACTGTTGTTTGAACGGAATAAGTGTCTGAAATCCCTCCAAAACCATCTTGAGTCGAAGATACCGACTTTAACCTAATACGTTGGTTAAAATCTCCTGCCTTTATTTTAGCAATAAAAGCCATCCGTTAATGATAGCATTTATAAGGTTGAAGTAAAATCTCAGAAGCCATTGGAAAACTACGCTTTCTATCTTCTCTGAAATAATACATATCACTCACAATTAATTTAATCGCTTGTTTTATTGCTTCAGGTACATCACTCGCTGCATCACCAAAACCTGTTTTAAACTCAAACCAAAAAGTATTGGCTGCGTTAGATTTTAATGTAGGAGTAGAAAAATCACTACTCAAATAAACTATAGAAGGATTCGAGTGAGCATCAATATAAGCATCATCAGAACCCTGAGTAGAACCTGCCGAATCAATCCATTTAACAGGGTTGTTTGGTCCACTTGTTTTTAAAGTACAATCAGGGAATATTAGTGAAGCTTGTGATACTACTGAATTAAAGTATAACTTATATTCGTGAGTAATAAAGTGCCTTACGCAATAGTGTTCAGCCATCTCTGTAGCTGCATCTATATATACCCCTAACAAATCATTTTCATCATCCGTATCAATGCGTAAATGCTCTTTAATATCAGGAACAGAAACAACCTTAGTAGTAGGATTATCTAAAACTACTAAATCGCCTTGTATGTTATAGTTAGGGTCGAGATACATAATTAATATTGAGATGTTTTTTTTTTAAAAATGAGAGTTAAATAAAAAAAAGGGGGAAACTCCGAAGAGTCCCCTTTTATTATCTAATTAACTTACTATGCAGTTAATGAAGTTGCTTTAACAAAAGCTGCTCCATTAGCAACACCAAAGTCCATATAGTTATTTAAAACTAAACGATTTTGGCCGCTAGCTGCTTGTGTATAAGGGTCTACCAAAATATCAACCCCGCCAAACATTCCAACATATAAACGAGAGAAGTCACCGTAAACAAAGTCACCACTTGCACCTGCTGATTTAGAACAACCATTAGTGAAGTAAATTGGGTAACCATTTACAAGCATACCATCTAAACCTGCCGATACTGCTGCAACTTGAACACCACGCTTGATTTGAGAAATCAACTCAGGAGAACAAACGTAAGCTAAGTTCCCACTTAAACCTCCTGCTCCACCTAATTCTTTTTCAGCCTCTACTAAATCTTTCATAACAGAAACACCATCAGAGAAAGAAGCCTCAGTAATAGTCCCACAACCTGAAGTTGCAGAAATAGATGTAGGCGCACCTGTAATAGTAGTAGCGTTAAAGATTGCTTGGTCGATAGATTGACCTACAGCACGACCTAAATGAGCCATAATTGCACCTTCAGCTCCACCGTTTTGTAGCAATAATTGCTTAGAAATATCTACATAAGCAGAAATACGAGTTGGAGTTAATTCAACTTTTCCAAAGTTCGCACCACCATCGGCAGCTGCATCTGTTTCACCTTCCCAAGCTACTGTTGAAGTACCTGTTACTGGAATAGTAGTGTTAGCAGATAAACTCGATAAAATGTTAGCGCCTACTTTGTCAAATACAGATGCTTCACGCATTGCTTCAGCATATCCTAATACGTTAGTAGGAGCGATTGCAGATGTAGTTTGAGTTACTGCTGCTCTTTGTTCCATCATAAAAGCAGGAATACCTAAACCTGCAACAGTAATTCCCGCTGCTCTTGCTTCGTTTACTGCTTGTTCGTGCATCTCTTTTTCAACACCATTAAGGTTGTTGTTTAGTAAGCCATTGATTGCTTTAAAAACAGAATAGTTACGAACCTCTTTAGATTCAGAAACATTTTGAACAGGAGCAGAACCTACGTTAGAGGCAATCTCAGCGTTCAATTTTTCTTGTCGCTCAACAGTTTCGATGTTTTTAGCTAATTTGTCAATAGCTGTCATTTTCTCGTCATAAGAAACTTGTTCAGTTTCGTTGAAATCACGAGATTCAGTTTTGCAAGTTTCAAGCATACCGTTTGCATCGGTAATTAAATCTGCTCGTTCTTGACGTAATTCTACAGAGTTTTTCATATCCGTCTTTTTAATTTTAATTCGTTAGTTAATAAATTAATTTGTGAACCAACTTGTTCAGAGATTGCCTCCTGGTTATCTTGTTGCTCTCCTGTCGGTTCACTCACAACTTCTTCGCAAGTTTCTTTAGAAGAAATAGATTCTTCAAATTCTTGCTTAGAACGAAGTGCAACATCTGTGTTAGCGTAAGCTCCTACGCCAACTATAGAAACATCTACCAAACGACCAATTTTATTAATCGTTCTTCGAGTTGTATCGCCATCTTGCGACCAATCATCCTCTTCTACAGTAAAAGCAAAAGAAGATTCGTAGAGTAAACCTCTACGCATTAATTCAGCGACATCTTTTCCTGTCGTTGTATTTGGTAAAACAGCATCATACATTAATCCTCTTTCATCAACCGAAAGTTTTAAAGTACCACCTAGGTTTCTGTCAAGTATTAAATTAGGATCGTGATTAAAAGTTAAAATAACATTATCCTCTAATCGACCATCAAATGCTCTAGTAGAAATGGTTTCTCTAAAACCTAAATCTCTACTGTCCGTATCGAATAACGCTGCGTAACCACGAACTCTAGTTTCGTCAGAGCCTTCCTCTAAACGAACCTCGTAATTACCGTTGTATATTCTTATTTCTTTATTTTTCATAATTTACGATTTTAGTAAATTGCTACTATATCTGAAGCTGTAGTGCCTGTAGAATGTACTTTATTTACAAAAATACCCTTTAAAAAAGTACCCGATGGAACGTTTTTCAAAACAACAATAGTTCCACCTGTTAAAGTCACCTTAATATGACCCTTTGTACCTATAAACAGTTCGGCATCTTTTTCGGGTAAATCATTTCTATCGCTAGGAGTGATTGATTCACCAAACTCACCTTTGTTTTTATTCCAAGGGTCTTTTCTGTCTTGCCTTTGCTTTGAACTTAATGCCATTTATTTTGTTTTATTCTACGTTTGTTCTACTTGTATCTTCGCCTAACTTATCTAAAGGCATCATATTGCTTTGCATATAAACCTTTTCACTTTCTCCACCCATAGGGTTTAAATCTTCAAAAGACCTAACCTCGTCAGGAGATAAAACACCGATATTTATAAGTGTTCTATAATAATCTGCTCTACTCTTAGAGTCACCTCTAAGTATAGCGTTTAGATTAAATTTGAAATATTGTTCACCTCTTTTATTAGAAGGAATTAATTTATTGTTTAATTCGCTTTCAATACGTTTAACCCAAGGTGTAATAGTATGCACCACGAAATCTATTTGCTGTGCCTCTATATTACTGTAAGTTGCGTTAGAAAGGTCATTTACTAAGTGATTAGGTACTCTGAAAATACGACAAATATCACTTATTTGATACTCTCTCGACTCAATAAATTGAGCCTGATTGTTAGGTACTGTCCGAGCCATCCATTCCATACCCTCTTCAAGAATAGCAGTTTTACCTGCGTTAGATACTCCTGAGTAGTTTGAACTCCAAGACTCTCTAAGTCGTTTAGCAGTTTCAGGTTTAAGTGTGCCAGGGTGTTTAAGAATACCACCTAATTGTGAGCCATTTCTAAACCAATTTCCTGCGTGTTTTTCTAAAGCTATAGAAATCCCTAATGTTTCAGCAGCAACTTCTATAGGGGATTTACCTACAACACCATTAAAAGATAAACCTTTAATGTGGATCATATTAATACTTTGAACTTTACCCGATACTGGATAAGTGTTTTCTTTATCTTGACTAACCTCGTAATAAACTTCCCTTCCATCAGGTGATATAAATACATCTACATCGTCATATTGGATAGGGTGTAAAGCAACAGGTAAACCACCTTGGTTTCGTTCTATGTAAGCACAGAAATTACCATCAAAACTAAGGTCTACTAAGGCTCTTTCAAAGAACATAAAAGAGTTATATATAGTAGAAGGTTGCTCCCCAATTAAAGAATTTAATGGGTCTTTGGTAAGTTTTATCTTATTATTTTTATCATCTTTAGAATAAAGCGAGATAGGAAGGGAAGCTATTGTTTCTGATAGCACACGCACACAAGACCAAACTGCTGCAATACGTATTGCTTGTTCCTTAGAAACATCTTGTCCTGCTGCGTTATTAAAAATACTGCCAATAATAGTTTGCCCAAATACGGAACGTGATTCCGTTTCGGTATTGGTCTTTTTACCTGAAAGAAAGTCGAATAAACCCAAAGCTGCTTAAATGGTTATATATTAGTAAATAGTAAAAACACCCAAAAGGTGAACTACTTTTTGTCATTTTTTTTCAAATATTCGTAAGAGCGTAATAAAATTTTATATACATACCTCTCTGAAATTCCTTTTACTTTTGATATTTCGCTGATTTTTAGCCCATATTCAAACCTTAAATAGATAACACTTTTTGCTATTTCATCACTCATAGAAAAAGCTTTTACCCAAATCTCGTCTGCTTTAACATCGTAATCATCTATTTCTACCAACTCATATTGCTGTTTAAGGCGATAAGTCTTGTGAAATGGTGAAGATGTTGATAGCACTTGATTGGTGACAACACGAGCCACAAAATAGCGTAATTGATTTGTTTCGTATAAAGACTGTATAGTTTCCTCTAATTGAGTTAATAAAATTATATTAATGTCTTGAATTAAATCATCTACAAGATGTGCATCCCTATTGTTAGCTAATACAGATTTACAAATATCAATTATAATATCTTGCTCTTGGGCTATTATTTCGTTCTTAGATAAAGAATATTTCTTTGTCATCATAGGCTGAACCGCCTCCATTTTTATGTTGCATAGCCTCAGATAATCCCATTAAACAAGCAACAATACCATCAATCTTATCATTTGATTTAGCCTTGTTAGGCTTGATATTACCTGCTGGGTCTAAAGCTAATACTACGTTAGACATCATCCATCGTAACACAGGGTTTCCTGCGTGTCGAATATTACCACCTAACACTAAAGTTTCAAACTCTTTAGCAGCAGGTGACATCGTTCTATAACCTTGACCTACAGGAATCATAGGACATCCTTCTTCGGTAAGGTCTATAACAATTTGAGAAGCGTTCCATCTATCGTAAGCTATCATCTGAATATCAAATTTTTCAGATAAATCTCTAATCTTTTGTTTTATGTAATTGTAATCACAAACATCGCCAGGAGTCAGCTCTACATATTTTTCTCTGTGCCATTTAAGGTAATCTACCTTATCTCTTTCTGAGCGTTTATGTGCGTTTTCAGAAGGGATAAAAGAATAGTTTATAATATCATATCCACCATCTTTATCAGGAAACAATAAAGCTAAACAAGTGATGTCACGAGTGGAGGCTAAATCTAATCCTACAAAACAAGGTTTACCAATAAGAGAATCTTCATTAATTGGATCATCACAATCCATCCATTTTTCGTCACTAATCCACTTGGTTTCATTTGCAACCCATTGATTTAAGTGGAGTCTACGCCAAGTGTTTTCAAATGAAGGTTCGTTTTTTGCTTTAACAGCTTGTTGTTGCATATACTCTTTGGTGACAATAGTTCCGTATCCAGGGTTAGCTTTTTTCCAAACCTCTTCGTCAAATATATCATCGTCTTTATCTGCTTCATAAACAACCCCTAAAAACGAATCGTCTTGAATGCTACCATCAATAAGTTTCTTAGAATAATCGTAAAGTTCTTTGCAAATGTGGTCTTTCTGATGACCTGCTCCTGCTGTCGTAATTCCTAGCATCAAAGGTTCTTTTCTAGCACCCATACTGGTGAGTAACACATCGTAGAGGTCACGATTTTTGTGCGAGTGAATCTCATCCAACAAACAACAAGATAGGTTTAGACCGTGCTTAGTATCTGCATCAGCCGAAATAACTTTGTAGTATGATCCAACTTTATCGTAAGTGATTGAGTCACGATAAGTACCTGCTCTCTTGATAAGGTTAGGTTCTTGCAACACCATTTGTTTCGCAATAGAGAAACTTAACCTAGCTTGTTCTTTATCTGCTGCTGCCGAAACAATCTCAGCACCTTTTTCTCCATCAGAAAAAAGCATATAGAGTGCTATACCTACCATCATTGTGGTCTTTCCGTTCTTACGAGGTATAAAAATAAAGCATTGTCTGAATTTCCTAAGATTAGTTTCTTTAGATTTCCACCCAAAAATAGCCGATATGATTTCTCTTTGCCAATCTTCAAGAAT